GTTTTATGTCTGTTACGTCATCCATGTTTATTCAGGTGGTGTTGGCCAAACAACTTCGGACACCTTGCTGTGTTTGCTAGGTAGGTCGCGTAGTTCTTGACGGTATGTCGCCCATTCTGCTTTCTTTTCATCGGTCAAAGGACTATCAGACACTTGTGTCCAATCACATCCAGTCAATAGACCATCTCTTTCTGACCTGACTCGACTGAAATCAAGATCCGCTTCTGCGTGTCTTTTATCCAATTCTTTAACTTCGTCTTCGGTGAGTTCAATAACCTCACCGTCAACCATTTTATATTTTCCTGTTCCCATAATTTTTATGCTGCTCCGTTTATTCCGTATAATGTAAAAGTGCTATATTGTGCAAAAGTTCCACCGCTTAAAGGTATTAAATCTATTTCAGATATAGCCGCTGTGTTAGCCCATTGAAAACCACCCCACTGGTGGTACCACCTGCCATCAGTGTTGTCATTATTGCTAACAATACTAGTGAAAACGCCTGTCTTGTAATTGTCTGTGTTTGAATAGTTAGGTATCCAAATTTCAGTAGGTGCAAAAATGTCTGCTACGGTACTCTGTCCACAACTTTTCACCCCATACCATCCTGATGCTTGATTAGCAGCGACAAGACCAGTAATGGTAGTAGATCCTGCGTATATATAAGAATAATTGTATTCAGTCCCACTTGTAACATTATTAAAACTCGTTACAACATCAGGGTAGTAACTCTGACTCCCAGCGTTTGACAAACGTGCAGATGCGAGAATATACAAATGATCGTATGTATCAGGTATCGAACTAAACGTCACACTGGTCGGATTCGAAGCATCCACTGTTTGTGCGCTGATAACATTCCAACAAGCCATTACGAATCCTTAATCCCAAATAAAGTTGCTACGAAACCACGCATCGGTCCATAATTAGTCGCAGAGTAACTTCCTAAAGATAACGAAGTGACAGCAGTATTTTCGTGGTAACCACTAGCCCCAATCTGAATGTTGTTATTGTAAGTAGTGGTATGAATATGAGAATTTCTCCCGCCAGTACCAGCCATTGATATTAGTGAAGTGTTTTTATTCGTGTTAGCGTAATCGTAGATAATCCACCGAGAAGAAGACCAGCATCCTGCTGGAGTGTCATTCCCATCCATCCCCACGTTGTACATATAGGTGCTGTTCATCCCTGCAACTTCGGAGGGAGTAGCACCATTAAAAGTGAGTCGATTATTAAAATAATCCGTGTCTGTATACAATGGACCAGAAGTGTCATTAAAAACTGCGATTGTACTCGCACTTGACCAAGCAAAATTTTTCGCAGAACACATAACCAAAAGATGTTGATAGGTTTGCGGAATGGAAGTAAAACTTACTGTCAAAACTGTTGAATCTGTGCGTTGAGTTGCTATTGCTTCAATAGTAGCCATTAAGAAACCATCCTTGGAAGTACGCCAAACAAATCGACACGGCTCCCGACATTAATATCATCACCGTCAAAATAAAACACCAATGAAGTTACTTGATCTGTTTTAAGATAAGACGCTATAATTTGACCGTCAAAATTATTATTAGTGTCATTTGTGCCACAATATTGAGTTTGACATTGCGTGTATTTACCAGCATTAATATCATAGAAATAATTGATTGACGTACCAAAATCATTCCCACTGTTATTAGCCGCACTACATACATCCCCTATCCAAAATTCTGCACTGCTCCATTGACCCACAGCCATAGTGGTGCCATAATGGTAGGCATTTTGCCCGTTGTATGTAGCCGCGGTTGAATCATTATTTATTCTGCACCTGAAAGTATCATAATTTGCTGATGCTTCATCAGATTGTGCATACCAAACTGCTACTAAATCTTGGTATTGTGACCAGTTGTTCACACCAGTCGAACTGGTCAAAGTAACGGAACTAACAGCCGCACCTGTAACAGTGTTGGTTTGTAAAGCAACCCACGCTTCCCCATCAGTGAGAACGCCATTATCAATGTACGCTGGCTGATCTGTATTAACTGTGCTACCCATTACGCCACCGCATATCTGATTACAACAATACCGTCACTGCCTCTTGCACCTACTTGTCCAGCACTATTACCTGAGAAGGTTCCTGAGCCACCACCGCCGCCACCGCCAGTGTTAGGTGGAGCGCCAGATGCTTGTAAATATTGATCTGAACCGTTAGAAGCAGGAGTCGTGTCAAAAGTACTCTCCCAGTTGCCGCCTCGACCAACATCAGTAGTTATTGGATAAGCCGCACCTTGGCTTTTACCTGAACCACCGCCACCAGCAGAATATATTAAAGTAGTAGCAGTATGACCATAACCTAATGTGCCATCGCCACCATTACCTCCGTAATTAGCGGAATGAGCATTATAGTCTGATCCAGCACCACCATGACCGCCACCGCCACCAGAAGCAAACTGTGAACTAGCGGCGTTACCACCAGAACCACCAGCGTTACCTTGACTGCCTGAACCACCAGAACGATTTGAACTAGCACCAGTACCAGCACCACCACCTGAACCACCAGCACCACCATCCCAGTCAAGAGTTCCTTTACCCCCACCATTCGCAGTTAACCCTAACGCCACCGTGTTACCACCAACAGTACCAGTAGCATTATTGCCACCTGCGCCGCCTTGACCAACAGTAATAGTGTAAGGACTTGAAGCAGTATCAATAGTGACAGTACCTGAAGCGGTCAAAAGACCGCCTCCACCTCCACCGCCACCAGAATAATCTGGAGCACTTGAAGATTTACCTGCTCCACCGCCACCACCTGCGACAAGCAAATAATCCACATCAGCAGAACCAGCCAACACTTCCAATGTACCTGTAGTCCTAAAAGTATGAACACGATACGTTGTACCAGAATCTTCGTATTGGGTTATCATTCCACCTATAGCAGTTATGCCACCGCCGCCGCCAGCCAAACCGCCGTTCATCCACGCAGAAACAGCCGTAGACGGATTAGCCTTCGCTAAATCCCGTCGACCATTCCACGTAGAAACGTAAGTGCTAGGGTTAGTCCTATCTTGTCGAAACACTATAAGACCTCTTAAGCAGTTATTCTATTTACGTAACCAAAGATTTGGATAGAACTAGTAGTAGCAGCAAAAGCACGAACCACCAAAGGTGAAGAATTACCTTTGATAATAAGCCCCGGAACTACTAAGACAAGTCCAGCCTCTGTGGTGATTGTTTGTTCAATCAGATCACCAGCAGATGCACTACCCCACTCAATCGTTAATTTACGATCACTTGTGTCATAGTTGGCTGCATACAGCCATATCTCATCATAAGTAGTTGCTGTAGAGGAACCTGTATGAACTTCTTTGCCTGCTGTGGCATCGTCATCTATAAGGATTCCTCTACCATCTGTGCTACCAGATAGTGTTATCTTTGAATATGTTGCCATATTACCTTTCCTTTAATTGAAAATCGAGTTAGCGAGTATATTGTTTTGATCATTCCAAGTAGTTGAAGTGATGTCAGATGTGAGGGCTACTGTTCCTGTGGCATCAGGGAACGTGATTGTACGATCCGCAGTAGCGTTAGTAGCCGTTATAAAAGTTTCGTGAGCGTCAGCAGAAGAACCTTCAAATTGAATTGCTTGACTAGAACCATTTAAATAAATCTGATCTGAAAAAGTCGCTACTTCAGTCACCGATAATTGTCCACTAACAGTTGTAACAGACCCTGCTTTAGACAACGTTGGAGCGTTTGTAGCCCAATCGACCACATCATCAAAATTTTCATTAACTTGCGCTGCGACAATCGCTGTTCCCGCAGTGAAACTATATGTTTTGGCTAATGCAGTCATTAACGCAATCTCCTAGTCCTATACATACCAATTATGGAAGTGACACCCCATTTGCCCCTATAAGACACTGTTGGGATAACAGCAAACCTCAAACTAATAGCCACCGCTGTCCCAATCGAAGACCATCTAGCCAACACATAGTTGTCTTCAGTGCCTTCTGCCTGCCATTCAGACGTATCCCACACGCCTGTACCTGAACCTGAAGGGTCAGAATCCCATGTAGAAGGCGAACTTAAACCTGTAACACTTCCTGTTAAAGCCTCTACCCAACCGGCTAAATTGTAATCTTTATACACATATTGGTATATTTGTAAATCAGCGTCCGCTAAAAGAACAGAACGAGTTTTACCCCACCTTTTAGGGAAAGTAGGACGATTACCTTCAAACCAGCCTGTTTGATAATAAGAAACTATTTCAGTTGCAGACGCATCATAGTTATCCACATCAAAGTTTTGATTAACTTTAGAAATACGATCAAAAGAAACAGGTGCATTAACTACTGAAGTAGCAGCGATACCATAATGAGTGTCATTTGTAGGACGATATGCTAAAAGACTCCGAGCATTAATATCGTGTCTAACCCAGCCACCAGTAGCACCAAGACTGGGATCCCAAACAAATGTGTTTCTACGATTAGTTTGATTAGAACCTGACAAGTTGTCATCAGATTGATAATTGACAGACAACCAAAGTTTTTCATCAAACCACATCATTGAAGGAACAACAGTGGTCGTTAAAGCAGGTTGCCCTACAGCAGTAGTCATTGCAGGTTTTATACGTTCAAAAGCCCACGCTAAAGTCTGATCTCTTAACAAAAACAATCCATCTTCAGCAAACCAAAAAAACACACCAACAGTAGTGTTTATTGGCATACAACCTTGCATATTTCCTGCTGTGCGGGAAATGTTACGAACCTGAAAATTGTCCGTATTAAAACCTAAAACCTCATAAACAGAGTTTTCTTTGAAAACCAGCAAACGGTTTTGATCTGGGAGAATGCCTGTTATGTAGTCACCGTCTTCACCTACATCAATGTCAACATAGTGTGTTGCAGTCCAGTTTTCCGCATCGGATGTTTTAGACCATCTTAAACGATTCTTATGATACGTTCCGCTTTCCAAAGTGTAAGCAGCCCAAACGTGTTCATTCCAAGTAGCAACATATCGGGCGCAGGGAAAGTGACCATCAGTTCCATCAAGATCAGGTACAGGATAAGCAACAGAGGCACCATCCCATCGTGCTGCTGAATATGTCGTAATTCCCGAAGAGCCATGCAGCAACTCCCCATTAACAATATAAGTGTAACCATTGAAAGTCACAGAATGCGGAGCCTGACTCGTATTAAAATAAGTAGTAGTACCAATAGGACCACTAAAATCCCCTGAAGCATTACTGTTATAATAAATTTGAGACTGGCTCGTAGAATCATTCAAAATAGCAGCAAGAATCTGATTTTGACTAGACTCATAATGAGTCATCAGACTGATAATATCGTGATCTAGAACAGTGTTATTAATTTTAGTAACAGCATCACGACGACGTACACCACCCCTAGGGTCAACCTCTACGTTCAACATTGCTGGAGATTCATTAGGGGCTAAATTGAACTGATCCGCTCTGAGATTTAAACCACCAGTAAAATCCGACTTCTCTTCATATCTGTATGCTTCTTTACCTGCACCTGAAGTAACAGGAGGCATTTTTATATCGAAAGGCATTTATCAGTTTTCCCATGAGTAACGCAAACGGTTAGGTAAAAAGTTAGAACCCATCCAACGAGAAGTCCGAACACTGTTCAACAATAATGGTTGAGGAGCGGGAGTGTCTTCAAACCTTGCACGAAGATTATCTAACTCGCCTTGAAACAAAGCAAAATATTGGTTAGCCATACCAGCATCTTCTTGCTGTTGATACGTTCTGTATATTGCGTACAAAGATAAAACATTATCGAAAGGTACCGGCAAATCAGGCGTGTTAGCGTCTGCTATAGCGGTACGATTGATAGCCGTTGTTCCACCAAATTCTATGGGGTTACGGTAACCTCTCATATAAATTGTTTGACCCGATCCGGGTGTGGGATACAAGCGAATAACCTGATTGCTTATACCTGCACTAGCACTTGAACCCGCAGCCCACATTGACCAATACCACGGGTCACCAGAGTTGTTAGAATTTAACGGATATAAAACATCAGCAGCATCATAACCTATGTATCTTAAAACCAGATCATCTCTTTTTAAAGAAGCAATTTCTCTTAAACCAACATTAGAAGGAGCAACAGCGCCAGAAAAAGTAACACCATCATGGTCGATACTAAGATTAGTAGCAATGTCCGCTATTGGATAATCTGATTGACCACCCACAGTTGTGAAAGTTAAAGCAACTTCATAAAAAGGCCAACGTTTTTCAGAATAGACAATAAGGTTGTAACCTTCACGAATGAATGTGTTCATTGTAGAATCTGACACATCACTGCTGGTTATATCAACTATGTCACGGACATAAGTCCGCATTGCACTTAACTGCACTATAAACCCCTACTTGGTTTTTTTAGATTTAAAAACTTTAGTAGATGTTTTTACAGGAGCCTTCTGGACAGATGATGTGTCTGCGACACGATGAATGTTACGTGATGGTCCAACGGTTTGAGGCCGTGGTGACGCATCCCGGAAATTGGTATTAGCCGAAGGTTCCCCTGCCGGTCTAACCCCTTTCTTATACGTATATTGTTCATATTTAGCCATTAGAACTCCTGTAAAAACTATCTCTATGCCGTCAAATTATGCAGGTGTAATACCGTACATGTATCCTTGACGAGCGCGGTTACTTGTTGTTAACTCGCCGTAGCAGAGTAACTGTGAGAATACTGCATCTTGGTTTGTAGGACGGACAAACGGAGTTGGCTTAAACCAAACGTCTGAGTGTGCTACAAGTTGTAGATACTTGGTATTCAACATGTACATTTTTCCTTCGCCCGCTAGAACGCCGTCAAATGTTACTGGACATCCCTTGAAAAGAAGGTTCTGGAACCCACCGTCAGCCATGTCGGTGTCGGTGTACCTGATCTGTCCTTCAAGAAGACCCTCGTATGTTTCATACTGGGTTTGTCCTGTGATGATGATTGTAGGCTGATCATTACCCACTGAACAATTGTTGTAAGTGGTAGCCATGTTTGCTTGTGTAAGTGCGCCTGCTACGTTTGTAACTTGTGATCTCCACCACGAGTTGTCACTATCAGTAGCATCAATACCTGCAAAAGCGGCTGATCCGTCATCATTACCTAGACCAACACAAGCGGCTAGACCATTCCAGTCTTTGCCACCGTTGCCGGTGCTGTTTCCATAAAACATGGTGTTCATGTTTTCAATAATTGTTTCCTGTGTTTGAAAGATTTTTCCTTCAAGAAGGTCAATTATTTGTGCTTCACCATTATTTTTGGCTTCTTCAATACCGTTGATTGTTACTGTGGCAGCATACTGTTTCCAAGAATACTCAGCAGCGCTAATGCCTGTTTGAGCGGTTGTGGAAATAGTATCTGTTCCTGAGTAAGAACCAGCAGTAGAGTTTGTGCCATAAATAAGGGGAACTACTATGTTCGCACCACCTGATACACGCCTAATTGTCTGACCATTTGTTAAAGCGTAAAACAGTGGTCTTGCGCTGAAAATGTTGTCAGTCAGTTTAGGGATATAGTTTTTCAGAGTGGTGGAAAGTATTTCATCAAAGTTAGCGTTACCCGCTGCCATTTGTCTTTACCTCATTCTGTTATCTATGAAGCAAGTTCCCGTTTCGCATCCTCGAATGCTTGCCGGATAGAATTAGGTTTAGCCGAAGCACTATCTTTGACAACCCCTGTTTGTTTTGAACCCGTCGGTTCTACAACAGAAGCATCACGTTTAGCGTCTGTTCGCTCTTGCTCTTTCTCCAATTTACTGGCTTTTTCTGCAACGTCGCCGTAGCGCATGTGTGTTAGCGCGGCTTCTAAATTGCCTATTTTATGAGTCAGTGCATGTTGATAAAGTTCTTGCGAATCAAAATCTCCGTATTGGTCCCTAAGTCCTTCTACTTGCTTTTCTACTTGTTGTCTGCGTTGCAAACGAGCCTGCTGCGCCAACTGTGTTTCTAACTGGACAATACGCTGCTCGGTAGGATCAGACTGAGGTTCATCCCACATTGAATCAGAATAACTGTCATTGCTACTCTGTTTCTGGGGAGATCCCATCTGAACCCCGAACGCATCAGCCAACGCTGTCAACGTACCATTAGGGTCCGTTTCCAACGAAGAAACTATTGCTTCCGCTTGTTGCAATCTCTTTCGCTCGGATGCCAATTCCTGCGTTTTACGTGTGTAATCCGACTGTCTTTGGTATCCGTCCCGAAGTTCTTCAAGACTGACCTCATGGTCTTCGCCATCTACCTTAACGGCATATGTATCACCAGAAGGTTCCTCTGTAACTTCAACTGAAGACTCTGGATTGTCCACTTGAGTGGATTCCGTTACATCCTCTTCCATATTTTATTTTCTCCTCGGAGTCCTAAAAAAGGCTGCTCCTATAATCACAGAACACATTGTCCCATGCGATCTACAGACCCGGCAACTCAACTCCCATTTGTCCACGAAGTTGTGCTACCAGTTCTGGTGGAACCCCGCCAGTAGCACCAAAAGCGCCACCTTGTTGAGGTACCAGACCTTCCATCATTGCTTGCGACGCACCAATACCGGCATTAGAAGGTTGACCTTGTTGTTGAGGTTCCTCTTCGCCCATAGGCATAGGTTGTTGCTGCATAATAAATTTGTCAGGATCTTTAATATCAAATCCCATAGTCAAAACATGTTTAGCCAACGCTGTTGGATCTATAACAGTTCCGACAAGCGGAGCCATCGCATTTAATAATGAGACAGCCTGCTGTTTACGAATAGTGTCATTAATTGGTTGAGTTGACCCACCTTCAACAGTGAAATCAAACTCACCAACAATATCTTCACGGGTGTAAGTAAAGAACATATCTTCTCCACCTTTACCCGCTATGCGAGCCATTTGCTCACCAGTCATAAATTGTTGCATTAATTGAATAACACGACGTGCTATTTGACCGATGCTTAATTCGACAATTGCTAATTTGTCTGCCGCACGAGCATTACCTGCATCAGCAATAATTGATGCTTCCGTGGCAGTGCGCCTAATCTCAGGCATTTGACCACGAGCATATTCAGAAACACCTGACACAGTATTAATATCTTCTTCAATAATTGCTGAAGTGTTATAAATTTCTGGTGATAAAGGAGTTTGAGGCATAGGAACCACAACTTCTTGCAAAGGTTTATTTTCATCAACAACGGGAACTAAACGTCCGTCTTGATCTGATTCTAACGCTTCGCGTCCTTCAGGACCAAATGAACGTTCGTGGTATAAATATTTTCTTGCATAACGTTTACGTGCATTTATAAGTTGAGTACGTGTTTTATCTAATTCAAGTTGCAAAGACTCTATTGATTCAAGATCACCCATTGGGTAAAAGAAATCTGGAACGTCATAATTTCGTAACATTACAAAAGGTTGACCATAAGCATAAGGCATAGGCATAGGATCAACTAAAAACTCTTCACCACTTTGAGAAAACACAGACATGGTGTTATCTGTAATATCGTAATATTCGTAGATTGCTACACGATCTTCATCTAAAAGAAACTCTTCCTGTTCTTGTATTTGACGATTTTGAAACATTGGGTACAAAATACCATCTGCGGTTAAACGTCTACGTGCCGCTGCTTTGTAACGTTTATCTTTTTTAGCCTCTTCTAAAGGACGGACAATACGTTGACAAATCCATTGAGCATCTTCCATACAAGTTGCTTCAGGATCAATATAAATGTCAAAAGGAGAAACTCTTTCAACGAAAGGCTGATCTTCAACTATCACTGACATGGTGTCAGGAAGAGTCATCATTATTTCTTCGTCTGTAGGAACCCCACCTGCTAATTCCGCATTTTCCATAGCAAACGCTTCTGCTTCTAAGATAGCGTCATCTATCATTTCTTCACGTTCTGTGTCGCTTAAAGTACGTTCTTGTTCAACAAACTTCCAACCAACTTTTAACCAGCCGTGACCATTAATTAAAAAATCTTTTATAGCACGTCTAAATGGTTTACGAAGATCATGGTGTCTCCATAAATAATTAACAACTGCTTCAACAAAAGCAGCCCTGTCAGCGTTTTCTTGTTCAGTTGCAGAAACAACTATTTTAGGATGATTAACAGAAACACTAGGAGCAATAACATTAATAGTAGAAAAAGCAATATTAACTACAATTAAATCTTCGTTAGTTAAAGTTGTTTTAGGCCATTGTCTTCCACGATACAAATCAACCATACGTTGCCACAATGAGTCATAACCCATTTCGTCACGCCAACGGGCTGATGATTCCAATCGACGTTTAGCAGTTTCAAATTGTTCTGCTCTTGTTTTTTTAGCCATTAGACTTTCTCTATGTTACGGCCTTGCGCTAACGCCTCGCCTACCAGTTTGTTTTCTCTTTCTCGTAAAGTCAAATGCTGCTCGTCTGGCGGTAACAGAGAGCGGGAGACCGCTCCAGTTACGAATTTGATACCAAGAAGTTTTTGACGACGTTCCCATAACTCATCCAGTTCTACATCTGAGACTGGACCGCGAAAGTCCTGAACATACGAAACGAACTCTTCGTATGTTGCCTCGCGTGGGAGGACCGCCACTTTTACGGGCGCTTTGTATGAGGCGCTGCGTTATGCCCAGCCAAATCTGGCTGAGGTTGTGCAGGCTCGACGTTTCCTGTAGTTCCATGCTGATTGAATGGTGTTTCTTTCACAGAAATTTCACCATAACCACCTGTCATGTTAGCGTATTTTGGATCATCTAAACGTTGACGAGGCGACTGAGGTGCTGCTGGTTCCCAAATAGGGTTAGCAACAACAGAACCACCACGTTCCATTACGTTATTACCGCCGGTAGTGCCTTTGCCATCAACATTCTGACTAGCACTAGTGTGCGATACAAATCTTGCCATAATCGAAACCTCCTAATGGTTCCTAAAAGTTTCCTAAATACTATGTTTACAGTGTCCCACGCATACTGTGTTTTCCTATGTGCATATCCGCAGTTTCCTCTGGTTTAACCAATCTAGCAAACCAATCTACTGTCCAGTAATCATCAACTCTTTTAACAAATTCAGGCATAAAAGCATACTGTCGCATCTCATTAGCCAATGCAAGAGCCATAACACGGTCATCGTGAGGGGAACCGCTCATACTTCCACGTTCATTACGGACATAAGTGCGTAACTCCGCTAAAGTAAACCGATCATGAATAATTAACTCTTCTGAACGTAAAGCCATACCAAGATCATCAATCAACAAAGGTTTAGTAGTCCTAGTGGTTTTCCAACCGAACTCTTGAGAAACCTTAGTTGTAGCCTGATTTAACGACCTTTTACGAAATAAATTAGGATGACCTAAATGACGCAACTGTACAATAGTTGTTAAACCATGGTTATTAGATTCAACGCAAGTCAACGCATCTTTATACCACAACGCTAAATTATACACTTCGTTAGCCAAAGTATCCGGTGGTATATGACCATGCCAAATAGCAACTTGTTCACCACTACGGACATCTAATACTTGAACACAAGAATAATCTCCATGAATTAAACCCTCAGAAGTATCAACCCCTATGCAATAGATATGATTATCTTGTGGTTCACGCCAAACTGTAAGCATCTTTTCTAAACTCCACCATATCAGGATAAGGATTCCACAAATATCCTTTTTGTCCTTCTTCTATTTGACTTGCCATATTATCCAACACATCTAAATCAAACACCGGATTACCTGATTTAATAAACGCTTCTTCAGGACTAGTTGGATATTCTTGAGCCAACTGCCACGCCAACATAGATTCTTTTTTAGACTGATACCAAGTCTCATCTCTATCTTCAGTAGCAGACCAAGGAAAAAACATTGGTTCAAATTTGTTAGTACCAGTTTCAGAACCAACCCACAATTCGTGAAAAAAGTTACCCGAACCATTAGCAGTAGACAAACCAATAATACGACCACCTACGTCAGCGACAGGTTCTATAGAAGCCCACGCTTCTTCAGGGTTTGGAAGGAACGCCCATTCGTCAACCACAACCAGCGTAGCCGACTCACCTCTTGCAGGATCGGATGCTGAAGGCATTGAAGTAATTTGTGAACCATTATCAAAACCCATTTTTTGCTGATGCTCGACAAGCGATTTAGGACCACGTTCCACCATCCATTCAGGTAAATGCTGAAAACCATACTTTGATTTTCTTAACAACAACACAGATTCACGTTCAGTACGCGAAAGATCAATAATGTTCTGATCGGAAAAAAAGAATGCTAACCAAAACTGGTGAGCAGCAACAAGAGTCGTCCAACCTATCTGACGTGCTTTTAACGTGAGACTATAACGATGTCGGTCCCAGTGTTGTAAGGCGGTGGATTGTGCGCGTCGTAAATCAAAAAGGATACGGCCATGAGCAGGATGAGCGATATGCCAATACTTATGTAGGAAATAAGACTCATCTCTTTCACAACGCCTCCACTCAGCCTCTTGTTGTAATTCAGTTAGTCGAGACATCGAAACTCCACCACAACTGAAACACATAACGTGTCTCATCTGATTTCACCGGCATCGTATGATGAGAATGAGTCCAACCAGAAGGAAAGATAATTAACTTCCCGACTTCCGGTTTAACCTCTAAACCATGCTCAGGAAAAACTAACTCGCCTCCTTCAGAAACATTAGACAAAAAACAAACCCCCGTCAAATGTCTTCTGCTTAAATATCCTTCAGGGAAATAATCAGCATGAGTAGCATGATAAGCCTGACCTGTATGATATTTTAAAATGTTATACGTTTCTTCTAAACCAAAAGGAGGGAACTTGGAAGCGTTAGGATACTTTTCCAAATACTTCTCCAAACAAGCATTAGCATAATTTAACACAGGGACATGAACAGGAAACAAATCAGACACATTGTACTTTTGGATAAAAGAATCTCTGAAATCTTTATTAACATTAAAACCTTCGTTGCCACCAACTAAAGCAGGCTGCCACTCTCTACTCTCAGCGTTTTTAATAACATCAGAAACATTCAAAAAATCTGTGTTGTACACCTCAATAAACACTGTTTCACCCCGGATGACTCATCAAAAACTCTTCATACTTCTCTGGTGAATCCAAGATTATCGTAGTATACGAATAACTCCCGCCATCCTTCTTATCTTTTCCCAACGTCACAGTAATAGCACCCACAAGAGTACCAATAGCCACCAACAAACCTGTTATTGCTGTAATTAACTTAACTGTCTTATTCAATCTACCTCCACGAAAATACACTCACCCGGACATTCCTCAGCAGCCTCGATAACAGCCTCTACCAAATCATCAGGCACTTGAACTGCTTGAGTCATCTCATGAGTAGGCTGCTTAGGTGTTTCAGAACCCGCTTCCTTAACATAAAAAAGCCCATCATCATGTCCGTAAAAAATAGAAGGACAAATCTCTTCACATAAACCATCCCCTGTACAGAGGTCTTGATCAATCCACGTTTTCATTTACTGGAACCACGATTGTACGATCCGCGACAATACCCCCACCAGATACACTGTAGAAGTCCCAACTATCGCCATCATCGTTATTATTATCCAATCTTTCCCTGTAGGCGGTTTCATTCGCATGATTCACAAGTCTCAGGGTTTTCCAAACCGCAAATGAGTTCCTCATCATCGGAAAAAACATCGTATTCTTCAGATGAAAAAGCCCCATCGTATACCAGCGGAGGCCGCTCCCCGAATGTCGTTTCATCCTCATAATCAACCCTCCCCATCAACAACCCTCAGATGATGAATTTGTGCTTCCAACTCGTCAGCCAACTCAGTATCCGACATAGCGGCAGCATCACGATCCTCAACAACAACTTTTCTACGAGGAGTAAATTTCTCAATATATTGCAGATACAAAGACGCAGCCTGAACAGATCCACCAACAGCCTGAGAATGCAAAGCATCAATCACACCCTGCGTACGCTCAGGATGAATATTTAACTCCGCCGCACGACGATCCCACTCCTTAGCAAAACGAACATCACGCTTAATACGACGAATCGAATCCTCGTGCATCTTGTTTTCCTTAGCCCAATCTTTTTGAAATTTAGGAACCCTTTCGGGTCCCTGAAGAAGCCAGTCGAGAAGAGTCTGCCATTTTTTAGGCATTATCTTCTCGCCAGTTTCTTCGTCTGTCAACCAGCCTTGTCCGCCACCATTTTGAGCCATGATATGGAACCTCCAATAATAAAACTCTCACTGTCCCGTGTTACAATCATGTTACAATACGTGAAAACAGCGGGACACTAACAACATATAAAGTAGAAGCCATGCCATGCCATGGCATGCCCCCATGTAAGCCACCTTAGTGGCGGACAGATGCCCGCAGAACCCGCTTAAGGACCGCTCTGTCCATCCATATCTATACATATGGGATCATGTATGACCCCGCCCCCCCTACCCTGCCCCCTGCCTGTCATGACGGCAGACAAAGGGCGGGCAGGAGTGCCGGATATATACCGGTATACGTTTTTGAACATGAAAAAATCCGGCCAAGACCTTGAACAACGCCAAGACCTTGACCGGACTAGTGTTAGACGGTGCTTA